CTTCGCCTTACCGCATGGGCAATACCCTTCTTGCTCGCGTCCGTGGCCTTCTCGCGCCGTATCTTGATCCGAGATCGATGGTGGGCTAATGGCCGCCATATCAACACTCCGCGCAGGCATCGCCTCAGCACTCACAGATAATTCACTTTATTCAGTCTTCTCGTTCCCACCTGCAACTCCGATTGCAAATTCAGTTATTATTTCTCCAAGCGATCCTTACATTTCGCCATCGAATAATTCGCGCAACACGATTGCGCCAATGGCTAACTTTACTATTTCAATTATGGTTCCCTTACTCGATAATGAAGGCAACCTCAATGGAATTGAGAATGACGTCGTCCGGGTTTTTAATCTGCTTGCGGCATCCTCATACACCTATAACGTCACAGATGTATCGGCTCCAGCCGTACTAAATGCCGTTTCGGGTGATCTTTTAACATGTAACATAAACGTAAGCATTCTAACGAGTTGGAGCTAACCATGACCGAATTGGAACAATGGGAAAAAGAGAATGAAGCATTCCTGATCAAAATCGGTCAGGGAAAACCAGCGGCTGCGAAGCCAATTACTAAGAAAGACGAGGAATAAGCCGTGTCAGTATATCTAAGCAACGGAGTAGTTCTTACTGTTAATGCGGTGGATCTCTCTACTCTAGTTACAAGCGTCACCTTGAATCGTGCATTCGATGAGCTAGAAGTAACTGCGATGGGCGATAGCGGACATAAGTTCGTTAAAGGCCTTGAAGCGTCTTCTATCACAATCGACTTCCTCAATGATGAAGCAACATCTAAGACACTTCAGACATTGAACTCATCTACAGTATTCGGTAACAATGTAGTCGTAACAGTTAAGCAGACTTCTGCTGCTACATCTGCAACCAATCCACTTTACACAATGACTTGCTTGGTCAATAACACAACACCTATCAATGGTGCTGTCGGAGACCTATCAACTCAGAGCGTAACTTGGAACGTATCAGGTACAGTAGTAATTACAACAGCGTAATCTAACTAAACAAAGGGGCACAGCATGGCAAAGTTAATAGTCACACTAGCGGACAACAGCGTCACCGAGATCGAGATCACTCCTCGATTGGAGTATGCGTTCGAGTTATATGCTAAAAAGGGATTTCACAAAGCGTTCCGCGATGATGAAAAGCAGTCAGATGTCTATTGGTTGGCATGGGAAGGCCTTAGACTAAGTGGAGTCACAGTCAAGCCATTCGGCGCAGACTTTCTCGAAACTCTTAAGAGTGTAGAGGTTGCAGAGTCTGACCCTTTGGCCTAGGCAGGGATAGCATCCACTATCTCATCGCTCGCTTGAGCATTGAGACGGCTATCCCTCCACAATCTTTAATTGATTTAGATTCATCGATGCTCCAGATGTTATTGACAGCGTTGAAGGATAGAGCAAAGGAGCAGGCAGATGCCTACAGAGCTAAAAGGCGCTAGTGCGCTTCGCAAGGCTCTGAAGCAATTCTCGCCTGATCTGGATAAAGAGACTCGCGAAGAAATGGTTGGATTCCTAAAGCCCTTGGTTAAAAAGGCTAGAGGATTTCTCCCATCTAATTCAGAAGCTCCATCTGGGTTCGTAAAGCATGAAGTCAAGACCGCTAAGTTTCCAATGTACGACGCGGCAGAAGCCCGGCGTGGAGTTGGTTACAAATTGACACCCACCAAGCCTAATCGCCAAGGATGGGTGCAGACAGTATCGATCCACAATAAGACTGCCGCAGGTGCAATCGTTGAGACCGCAGGCCGTAAGTCTGGAATGACTGGCAACTTTAGTCCGCGCTTCTCTGGATCATTCGCAGGTCGAGCAAAGATGCAAGGTCGAGCAATGTTTAAGGCTTATGACCAAGATCAGGGTAAAGCCAGGGCTGGCGTTATCAAGGCGCTTGAAAAGGCTGCCGCTATATTTAACGCGAAAGGTATCTAATGGCTGAGTTACGCATCCCGATTATCGGTGAGTTCAAGGGTAAGAAAGCCTTTGGCGATGCCAATAAATCCACTAATGCCCTCGACAAAAGCGTCAAGAGATTAGGCAAGAGCCTCGCAGCAGTATTCGGAGCCCAGCAGCTTCTCAAGTTCGCTAAGAATGCTTCTAAGGCATTCATCGAGGATGAGAAGGCTGCCAATCGTTTAGCACTTGCAGTCAGGAATCTAGGCCTTGAGTTCGAGACTCCGCGCATTGAGCGATTCATCTCAGACCTATCTCGCGCTACTGGCGTCACAGACGATGAGCTGCGCCCAGCCATGCAACGTCTATTGCAGACCACAGGATCAGTCACCAAGGCTCAGGAATTACTCGCACAGGCTACAGATATCGCCGCAGGCTCAGGCGTTGCATACGAGACAGTTGCTAACGATTTAGCGATGGCTTATGTCGGACAGACCCGTGGGCTTCGTAAATACTCTCTCGGACTTACTCAGGCTGAACTCAAGACCATGAAGTTCACAGACCTGCAAGAAAGACTCAATAAGCAATTTTCAGGGGCTAACGCAGATTACCTGACCACCTATGCAGGAAAGATGCAACTGCTCGGTACGGCCGCAGGTGAGGCAAGTGAGACCATCGGTGGCGCACTAGTCGAGTCATTGGTATCAGTATTCGCCGCAGGTGACACAACTCAGTTCGTTAATCAGATCGATACCCTTGCAACAAAGATCGCCGATACTGTATCGGCCGTAGTATTCGGATTCCAGAAGTTATACGTCCTCACTAGCGATCGAGCCATCCTTGCTAGTTTTAACCCCTTTGATGATTATGAGATTAATGCCCTAGCCGCTATCGAAGCAGCTGAGAAGGCAGCCAAGTTCCGTCGCAATGCGCCATCGATGGGCTACCAAGGTTCTCAACCTATTGGAATTTATGAGACTTCAGCCCAACTTGCAGCGCGTAAAGCGGCAGAAGCGGCAGCGGCTAAGCGCGCCAAAGAATTAGCAGCAATTCAGAAGAAAACTTTAGATACCAATAAGAAATCTTTAGCGCTACAAAAGGCCTCCAAGACTCTTAACCTAGAAGCTATTGGTATCGAAGCAGCCCTTAAAGGTCAGATTAGCGAGACAGATCGACTATCTCTACTATTGCAGAAGTCCCTTCTCGAAGGCAACAACACTCTTGCCACATCTTTATCTGATCAGTTAGGTGCAGCAGTTAAGCGCAATAACGATTTACAGGCCGCGCTTCTTGCTACCCCTGAGGCTCCCAATCCTTATCGTAACTGGACTCTACCAATGGACTTACTTAACTACACAGCATCATCCCTTGGCGTATCTGTAGCACAATTACAAGCTGCTCCAGTAGCCCCATCCTCTACTTTCTCAGATGCAGAGATGGAATTGATGTCTGCTGTCAATAGATTCCAAGGTGTAGACCAGCAAGCAATCAACATCGAAGTTTATCTTGATGGGCAGACAGTCGGCGGAGCAATCCGCGACAGTCAGATCAATGACTCACTATCTGGATCATTTAGCCAGACAAATAGATTCGGCGCTAAGGGTGCTATTGCACTATGACACTCCCAGCCACTATCTCGGTTTCATTCGACTTTAGCCAAGGGGCCACGTTTGGTTATCCCTTCACTATTGGCGATCCGATTAACGGCGTAATAGGAGTCTCACAGTTTGCTTCTACAGAAGTCCCTGATCCTGTAGTCGATCTCAGTAGCGTCACTCGATCGATCAAGATCAGTCGTGGCAGAAACATCATGCGCGACACTTACGAGGCTGGCAACTGCACAGTCCGAGTCCTAGACCCTGACTCATACTTCAATCCACAGAATGCCTCTAGTCCTTATTTTGGCTATCTGACTCCACTCCGTAAGATCCGTGTCGCAGCTACTACGGCAACCACTCAACACTTTCTATTCTCTGGTTACGTAGATTCCTATAAGTATTATTATCCAACAGGGCAGGAGATCGGTTACGTAGACATCATCTGCTCCGATGCCTTTAGACTCTTTCAGATGGCCAACGTTTCAACTGTCTCAAGTGCAACGGCTGGGCAGACTACTGGCACCCGTATAACTAAGATTCTCGATCAAGTCTCATTTCCTACATCGATGCGAATTACTGACACAGGTAGCACAACAGTACAAGCAGATCCAGCCACAGCTCGAACATCCCTTGCAGCCCTTAAAGCGGCCGAGTTCGCAGAACAGGGCGCATTCTTTATCCGCACAGATGGCACAGCAGAATTTAAGGATCGCACCGATGTCGTGGGATCTCTAGCGGTTGCACCTATTGAGTTTAATCAGACCTCAGGGATTCCCTACTCTGATCTCAAGTACGCCTTTGATGATAAGCTCATCGTCAATCAGACCAGCATGACACGTATTGGCGGCACAGCGCAGACCGCCGTAAACGTAGATTCATCGGCTAAATACTTTCCACATGGAACGACAGTCACAGAGATGATTCCAGAGACAGATGCCCAAGTCCTAGACATCGCCAAGATATACGTAGCAACTAGAGCCGAGACCACGATCCGCATCGATGCCATGACTGTCGATCTATTAGACACAGCCGTACCGACAGACACAATGATCGGCCTTGATTATTTTGATAATGTCAAGATTACTAACGTTCAGCCAGACGGCTCTACAATTGTCAAGACCTTGCAGGTTCAAGGCCTAGCATGGGACATCACCCCTAATTCAATGAAATGCACAGTTACAACACTTGAGCCTATAGTCGAAGGATTCATCATAGGATCATCAACATCAGGTATAATCGGACAATCCATAATGGGATACTAGGAGAAAATCATGGCAGAAGGCTTTCCAGCGACAACAGGCGACATCTTTACGGCCGCAGACTATAACGGCCTAGTAGCCTTTACGATCGGCGCAGCTAACACGGTCGATTACACGGCGACCATCTCTGACGCCTATCAGGTTTTAGAGCTGATGAACAAGGCTACTGCGATCTCCTTTAACATCCCTACCAATGCCTCAGTAGCATTCCCAATCGGCACAGTTATTACAGTCCTTAACATTGGTGCAGGCGTCTGCACGATCAAGGCCGTCACATCTGGCACTACTACCGTTCTTTCAGCAGGCACAGTAGCGGCTCAGCCTACCCTTGCTCAATATAAAAGCGCAGCTATAATC